TCCAGCTGTAATGGTGATGGAGGAGATTGGTATGTTTAGTAATCTTAAAGCATCCCATGAAGCCTCTGTAGAATGTATGAAAAACGGGGCTTACAAATTCGGAAGCTGTATGTATTTAGGTACAGGGGGTGATATGGAAGGTGGAGGTACTGTAGATGCAAGAGATATGTTCTACAATCCAGATGTTTATGATATGATTTCTTTTTACGATGAGTGGGAAGATAAAGGTAAAATATCTTACTTTGTTCCTGCATATAGAGGGCTTAATCAGTTTAAAGATACCAACGGAAACACACAAGAGCAAGATGCAAAAGAATATTTAGACAAGTTTAGAGAAAAACTAAAGAAAAGTAAAAACTCTAGAAGTGCATTAGATGCAGAGTTGCAAAACAGACCTCTTGTCCCATCTGAAGTGTTTCTTACGCGCACAGGTAACTTGTTTCCTGTAGCAGATTTACTTACAAGACTTGCAGAGTTAGAATCCACTAATAAAGAAAGGAACCATGATTATATAGGAGATCTTTATGTAGACTCTGATAGTAATAAAATTAAATGGAAGCCTAACGCTAAACTATCTCCAATTATAGATTTTCCTCTTAGAGGTAGTGACGATTTAGCAGGATGTGTAGTAATATACGAAATGCCTTATGAAGATAGTGAAGGAAAGATACCTTATGGTATGTATCTTGCAGGTACAGATCCTTACGATCATGATGACTCTACAACATCTTCTTTAGGGTCCACTATTATTGTAAATAAACTTACAAACCGTATTGTAGCAGAATACACTGGAAGACCAGACACTGCCAACGCATATTACGAAAAAGTAAGAAGATTACTACATTTTTTTAATGCAAAGTGTTTGTATGAAAACGAACGTAAAGGTATGTATCAATATCTAGAGTTTAAAAATCAAACTCATTTGTTATTAGATCAACCTACTATTATAAAAGATGTAGTACAAAATAGTAAAGTAAATAGAGGTAAAGGTATGCATATGTCTAAGCCTTTAAAAGATTACGGAGAAGAACTTATTAAAATGTGGTTACTAGAAGATAATGGAACCGATGGTTTATTAAACTTACATAAAATAAGAAGTATCCCTTTACTTAAAGAACTTATCTCGTATAATGATATAGGAAACTTTGATAGAGTAATGGCTTTTATGATGGTAGTGTATCATATACAAGAAGTGAGAAAGATAAAAGTAGATAAAGAAAAGAAAGTTTCTACTATATATGATCAAGATTTCTGGAGTAAACCTCTTTTTGCTAGAAAGAAAAAATCGTTTTAGCTATAAACGTAAAAACTTAAAATCTAATTTAGTAGATTATTATTAGGATAAAGTGTTTAAATTGTTAATTTTGTCCTTTAATTCGCGAATTTAAAAAATATTAATATGGCAACAGTAAATGTATCATTATCTCTTTCGAGCACAGATTTGTTTGCAAAACAAACTTTAAGCTTTACAGAGACAGATGTGTTATCTCCTGCAGGGGATCAGCAACTAGTGGCAAAACTATACTTGACAGGTAATGGTACCGAAGATAGTATCCACTTAAAACAATTAGACGGAGCTACTGATAGAGCTTATCTATACATGAAAAATTTAGCAACAGCAGCCACTGATTACGTAGAAGTGTCAGGTAGAAGAAGTGCAGTTGGTACAGACTCAACAGCAGACGATTGGTTTGCAGTGTTAGGGCCTGGAGAATTTTTATTTATTCCTATTTCAGATCTTTTATCTGTAGATTTAGAACCAGCAGCAGGAAATCCTGTAGTTGAGTATATTTTAATGGAACGAGCTCAATAATTATTTAAATAAAAAAATATGGCAACTTTAAACGCAACGTTTAGTATATCAAGCGCAGATTTGTTTGATAGCATTAATATATCTAAAACAGTTAGTAAAGCTCTTACTGTAGATGGTGATAATCGTCAAGGACTTACAGTTATAAAAACTTCTACCTCTCTTATGGGGCTTGTAGTTGAAAACCTTTCAGGAACTGAAGGCGGAGGTAAAAAAGCTTATGTATATATTAAAAATTTAGATGCTTCTGCAGATATTATTATAGCAGATGATGGTGGCACTACTTTTGGAAAATTAGCTCCAGGAGAATTTTGTTTTTACCCATCAGCAAACAACACTACAATACAAGTAAAGTCTTCTGCAGGTACTCCACTTGTAGAATACCTTTTATTAGAAGTAGACTAAAACTAATTTATGGCTCACGTAGATTTTCCTAGGCAAAAACTGAGTAGACGAAAGAAAACTCAAAAATGGGGAGAAGAATGTATTGAAGCCGCATTAGGTTTAATTGGAATATATGATCATACAAGACGTAGTTCTCGCTTTAAGAAAAAGCGGAATTACGATTTGTATAATGGTAAGTTCGATAAGAAAGATCTTGAATACGTTACAGATCCTTTAGGCCTTGGCGGAGTAGCAGAATTACCTGCTACTTTACAATACTATGATATTGTTTCTCCTATTTTCAATCTTTTATTTGGCGAAGAAGCTAAACGTAAGTTTAGTTATGTAGTTCGTGGAATAAATGAAGATTCTATTTCTGAAAAAGAAGTGGAAATGAAAAATGCAGTTGTTGAAATGTTCACAGGAATGATCAACAAGCATAGGGAGCTTATGCAAGCCGAAATGCCCGACGCTAAGTCTCAGCAAGAGCAACAGCAAATGGCACAGCAAATCGAGGAAAGTATTCCAGAAAATCTTAAAAGATTGCAGAAATATTTTACCTACGATTTCCAAGATATGAATGAGTCTACAGCTCACAAACTTCTTACTTTTCTAGAAAAAGATTTAAACTTAAGCAGCATGTTTCGTGTTGGTTGGGAAGATGCTTTAATTGCTGGAGAAGAAATTTACCATATAGAACAAATAGCTCAAGAGCCTTCCGCTAAAAGAGTTAATCCTTTAGAATTTTATTGTCTTTTACCTCATAATTCAGATCTAATTGATGATGCTGATATTATTGTAGAAGATACTTGGATGTCTCTTAACACTGTTATAGATAACTATTACGAAGATCTTACTCCTACACAAATAGATAGTTTAGAAAAAGAGCAAGGACATAGAGGATCTATGGAGAGTAGTAGTATATTAAATTATCCATCTCCAGAAAAACTGTTTATTGAAAACAGAGATGGGGAAGATGCAGATAATGTATTTAACTATTATGATCAAGATGGTAATATTAGGGTAACTAAAATTACTTGGAAGTCTATGCGTAAGATTGGAAGACTTTCTTATTTTGATGAGCAAGGAATGCCTCAAGAAACTATAGTAACAGAAGCTTATAAAGTCGACCCTGAAAAAGGAGAGTCTATTGAGTACATGTGGATTAGTGAGTATTGGGAAGGAACAAAGTTAGGTGAAAATATGTATTTAAATATTCGTCCTAAAAAACAACAATTCCGTAAAATGGATAACCTTTCTGTATGTAAGTCAGGTTATGTAGGAACAATATATAATGCGAATAATTCTCAGTCTGTATCTTTAATGGATAGGCTAGTCCCTTGGATTTATTTATACATAACTCTTTGGTATAGATTAGAACTTGCTATTTCTTCTAATCAAGGTAAAATAGCGCTTATAGATTTATCACTAGTTCCCGATGGGTGGGAAGTAGAAAAGTGGATGTACTATGCACAATCAATGAAGTTTGGTTTTGTAGACTCTTTTAACGAAGGTAAAAAAGGACAATCTACTGGTAAACTTGCTGGTAACATATCTCAACAAAATAAAGTGTTAGATATGGAAACTGGTAATTTTATACAATCGCATGTACAATTATTAGATTTTGTAGAAGAAAAAGTACAGTCACTATCAGGTGTAACTAGACAACGTTTAGGAAGTATAACGTCTTCTGAGCTTGTAGGAAATACAGAACGAGCAGTACAACAGTCTTCTCACATTACAGAAAAATGGTATGAAATACATAACACCACTAAAGTAAGAGTGTTGCAAACATTATTAGATGTTGCTAAAGATGTGTATGCTGGTAAAACTAAAAAGTTTCAGTACGTTTCAGATGATTTAGCTACAACAACATTTAATCTAATGGGAGACTTTGGTTATAGAGAGTATGGAATATTTGTATCTAACTCTACACAAGATCTTCAAGCATTAGAAGCTTTAAAATCTTTAACCCAAGCAGCTTTACAAAATGATAAAATGTCTATCTCTGATGTTATTAGCGTGTACAACTCAAGT